CTGATCGTAAAATGGGTGATTCGCACCGCGAGACGGATGCCGCCAGGGAGGCGTGCGAGGTCCAACTGGCAATCGCGCTCGCGACGGGCCGTCCGACCGCATTGAGAACCGCGCCCGGAGACACGGAATAGGCGGTCTTCGCCAGCGATCGTCCGACCACAGCGAACGCGGCATGCGGCGACCAGGTGCCGATGGCCGTGGCGGTGGATCTCCCGGCAAAGCTGGCCGTACTTGCCGCAACCCACGTCGCGACCCCGCTGGTCGCCCGCCGGCCGACGGCCGAGAAGACTCCCTGGCCGGTCCAGGTGGTGGTCGCTTTTGCGAGTGGTCGCCCGACCGCCGCGAATGATGCGGCCGAGGCCCACGTGACGGTCGATTTCTTGGTCGACCTTCCCACGGCGGCGAATGCGGCACTGGCAGCCCAGGTGACGATGCCCTTCGCGAGTGGCACGCCCTTGGGCGTAAAACTCCCGACCCCGTTCCAGGTCGCGGTCGCCTTCTTGACTGCCACGCCCGTGGGTGAGAACACCCCGGCCGAAGCGATGCTGACGGAACTTTTGGCCAGACTTCCGCCCTTGGGGCTGAATGATGCGGCGGCCGTAATGGTGAGGGTCGACTTGACCAGCTTGGAGCCCGATGCGGCCAGGAGGGCGGACGCGGACCACGTCGCGGCGGGGCTGGCGTTGGAGAATTCGACGACCTTGTACCCGACGGTACACGTGATACTGCTGCCGGTGGTATTGACCGTCGCAGTTACGGTAGTCGCGTTCGTCAGGGCGACACCGGGAAATGTCTCCGCCGGGTCGCCGGCCGCCAAGGAGCTGGAAAAGTTGTTCAGGTTCGCGACGGCGTGGGACGTGCTGACGGACGTGATGGTGGCGGTGTTACTGGTGACGTTGTGCAGGGCGATGGTGCCGCGCTGCACGCTGTTCAGCACGCCGCTGGCGAACTCGACCACCGTGTAATTCATGGTGCGCGAAGTCGTGCTTGTGCCGCCGCGTGTCAGAGTGACCGTGGTGCTGCCCGTGAGCTGCGGCACGTAGAAGAACGTGCTTGGGGCGTTGTTGGCGCCCACTTGGCAACCGGCGTACACCACCATCGCATTGGCGGTCACGACGCTGGTGATGGTGTCCGTGTCGCTGGTATTCGCGGTGGTCAGCGTGACGGATCGCGGCTGGACGGAGTTGATAAGCCCACTCGCAAAATTCACCACCGCGTAGCCGATGGTCACCGCCTGGCCGTTCGAGTTCTTTGCCGCCGTCACCGTGGTGCTGTTGGTGAGCGCCAACGTGGTCCAGATATCCGCCTGGGTCGAGCTGGTGCCGGACGTCGTAAGCCCCAGGTAAAACACGGACGAATCCGCAGTCGTGACGCTGCTAATCGTCGCGGTGCCGCTGGTCACCGACGAACTCATGGTAATGGTGCCCGTCTGGACCGATGTTGCCATCGCGGCGGAGGTGAATTCGACGACAGTCCCGTAGACGGTGCAGGCGTTCCCGCTGCTGTTGATCGTCGCGGTGACGGTGGTGGAGTTGGTGAGCGCCACCCGGGCCAGGGCGAATTCGGCCAGCGAACTGGCGTAGGCGGTGTGAACCCCTGAAAAAACACGACCGCGTTCGAGGTGTTGACGGTCGTGATCGTCGCGGTGGCCGACGTGCTGCCCGACCCGATCGCGATCGAGAACGGCTGGATCGAGGCGATGACGGTCACGGGCTACCCGTTGGGGATCGGCTGGCTGACGGCGGTAAACGTGGGGCCGGGACCAGGGTCGTGCCGGGAAGGATCGGGAGACCGGCGGCCGAGAGCGACCGGTTCACGTCGTTGATCGTGTCCTGATCGATGTCGGTTTTGGGGTCGAGGACGCCACTTTTAACGGCGCTCACCAGGTTGTAGATCGCGACGCTAGGCCTGCCGGGGTCGTACGCGGGCGGGACGACCACCAAATTGCCCGCGGCGTCCCGCGTCGGTGCCCCGGTGCCGTCCAATACGAACGACCAGCCGCTGTCCACGACCGCGCCGTAGCTCGACGTGCTGCCGTCCGGTTGGGTCACCGTGACGGTAGCCGGGATCATCTGCGACACTGTCAACGTGTTCCCGGAGAGGATGCCATCTGCCGGAACCGCGGAGCCGATGACGCTCCCGCTCCGGCCCCCGATGTGGCCGGTCGAATCGAAGGTGTAGAGGGTGCAGGAGGCCATATTATTCGACCCCGTACGCGCGAAGGGATTTCATCTTGCTGATCGATTCCGTCATGGTGGCCGTGGCGGTTCTGGTCACCGGAATGACGGGCACGCCGGCGCGTTGGAGTTCGTCGTTGATGGCCTCGTACAGTTTCGGCGGCAACACGGCGGCGTCCAGCATGCCGGCGTCGAAGAGTTTACGGGCGGTGCTGGCGATCGGGTGCAGGTCGGGTGGCAGCACCACCGGATCGGTATTGCAGATCACGACGTGGGGGCAGAACGAGCCGTGCGTTTGCACGAATTCGGCCGCGTTCTGGGCCGGGATGCCGTTGTCGATCCAGAACTGCTCGGATCGGTGTTCGGGGGGCGCGGCGTTCAGCAACATCGGGAGGGTGGATACGCGGAGGAAAATCTCCCCTTGGCCGCGCTCGTGCGCCCCGATGGCAATGTCGGTGAGTATCTGCCCGGAGTCCTTCTGCACGGCCGGGAAGAACACGTCCAGTTTCACGTTCCCGAAGTCGTCGGAGAACTCCACCGGCAGGCGCGAGTATCCCTCGTAGGAAACTTCTTGATCAAGTTGCGAGTCCGGTCGGCCGGTATGCAGGGAGACGTACGCGGTCACCATGCTAGGCCTGCCAGTCTTCCGCCAACATGTCGCCGGCGTTGGGGTGGTAGACCTGCGGGGGATGGTCCTTCGATTGCCATTGGATCACGCCTTCGCTCAGGAAGATGTGGGCGCCGTTGGCTGCCCACTCCTGGCGGGTGGCATTTCCCCCGGCCTTCACGGCCGCTAGTGCTTGTCCGAAATCCATAGTTTCTCCTTGGGTTTGAAAATAAAAGACGGCGGTAGTCTAAAAGTGATAGCAGATTACAAAAAGCGCCTCAACTCAATGTCAGCGTCGAACTCGTAGAAAGTTGGGGCGTGACGCCGTTACTCACTGCAATTGTTGGAGAAATCGCGCCTGCGAAGAACAACAGGGTGGACCCGCTGGCGGACTGGCCGAGGCCGGCGTAAGATTCGGTTTCGGTGCCGCCCGTGGCGGCCGGGAAGCTGATCGTGGCGACCGGGACCACCGTATTCGTGCTGACCGTCCACCCGCCGGACGTGCGGGCGACGCCGACGCGGGCGTAGCTGGTGTACGCCGCCTCGCTGGTGGCCTGGGTGCCGCTGGTGGGGTCGGCCGTGTGCAGGGAGACATAGACGTTCGTGATCGGGGACGAGGTGGCGTTGATCGCGATGTTGGCGATGGTGGTGGCGTTGAAAATCAGGGCCAGAAGATCGCCTGCGAAGGTCGGGTTAGTGCCGGTCATAAGCGGTGTCCTTTTATGTTGTGGAAGTGAGGGAAATGCGTGTTCGGAAATGCCGTCCCCGAGTCCCGGGTGGCATCACTCGCTTCGGAGACAAGCATGCTCGGCGTCGGGCGCGAGGCAGAGGGGATAACGGACATGAACGGCTTTCGCGAACGAGATGCGGTGTGTCAGATTTGTGCCATTCCGACTTCAAAACATCTCGATGCGAGAACGGCTGGTAACCATTAAACGTATGATTGAATTAATTAGTTATAGATACCTCCGTTGTTGGTGCTGCCGGCGGCATTGCCGGGCAGAAATGTCGCGCCGGAGCCGCCGGTGTAGATGATGCCGCCCGTCGACGCGAGATAGCGGGTGCCGGTGGCCGAGCCGCTGAACGTGCTGGCCGAGCAGGTAATGACCCCTCCGCCGTGGCGAACGCGAATTGATTACTGAAAGCGGGCGTGCCCGTGAGGGTAACGGTGTTGCCGGCTTGGAGGAGAAAGGTGGAACAGGATTCGGCTTCGATATGGGCCGCGGCGTTGCCGGAAATGGTGTATCCGTTATTCGCGATAATCGCGGCACTGTACCCGGAAACCATGTGCGTTTGGCTGGTACTCGTGCCAAAAATAATTCCCGCATTCAGTTGAATGACGCCGCCGTACTCCGCCTGCAAACAATTATTGCTGGTATTCGCCAATTCGAGATTTTCCAGCGTGAGATTCGACCCGCTGCCTTGCACCATGACGGTGCCGCTAATAATGGTGCTGCTGGGCGAACCGGAATTGCCATTAATGAGGACGCTGTTGACGCCGCCCCCGACCCACGGCTGCGAAACTGTTGCGGTTCCGGAATACGTGCCGTTCGCCAAGCTGATCGTGGCCGTAAACCCATTCAAATCATAGGAGTTTGCGAGCACAGTTATGGCGTGCTGGATGGTGGCCCAGGGGGTGCCAGAAGCCAGGCCGGTGTTCGAGTCGCTCCCGGTCGTCGAGACGTAAAACGTCGCGTTGGCCCCGAGGCGGGTACGGCCGGGTAGGTCTTTCGCCCAGTAATTCGATCCGTCGGAGAAGACCGCGCAGCGTTGGCCGGGACCGAGGATGATGGTGCCGGTGCTGCTGCCGTTGAGGTCGGTCCCACTGCCCGGGGAGAAGGCATATAGCGCGGAGGTGTCGTTGTTTTCGGCGATCGTGCTCCACCCCTGGGCGAGAACCCCGGGGCTGGTTCCCGGAAGTGTATCCGTCATCAGGGTGCCGGAGTTGGAGCGGAGGGTGAGATACCCGTTGTCGCCGGCCGCGAACGTGTGCGACGTGCCGGTGATGGTCTGGGTCGTTTGGACCTGCGTGACGGGGTTGACGACCACCCACTTCGCGGAGGGCGGGTATCGGTGTTCGAGCCGACCAGCGATTGGTAGACCACTCCGGCGGATAGGACGCGGGCGTATTGCCCGTACGAAAACGGGGTGCCGCCGTTCATGGTGGTCGTGATGAACGGGGGCGTGCCGAACTGCTGGTACGCCTGGATCGCCGTGGTGATGTCGTTGAGAACCTGGTTGATCGACGTCCGCGGGACGTTGAACCCGCCGGACCCGACGGGCGTGCTGTAGCCGACCGGGTAGCCTTGTTCGTAGCTGACCGTGCCACTGGGTTGGGTGGCGTCGGGAATGGTATTGAGGTCGCCGCCGACGGCGAACGGGATGTCGAAATAGCCGTCAATTGGGCACATGCGTTAGCCTCCAAAGATTCCGTTGTCGAAGTTGAAGTCCCCGGTCGCGAAGCCGAAGTAGACGAGCGTGGCGTCGATCCAGGTGGACTGAACGCCGGCCGGCCGGGGTAGGATGTCGTAGCTGTTGAACAGGTACTCCAGATCGAACGTGACCGGGAAGTTGAACACGTAGGCCTGGGCCATGTCGTGGTAGTCGATGAGCCACGCCTGCCCGAAGTTGCGGAAGACGTACGCGAGCATCCGGTTAGTTTCCGGCACGGTCCCGCTGCTCGTCAGTTGGAAGTACCGCAGTTGCAGGGCGATCCGCTTGGTTTCGGTGGGCAGGTCGTAGCTCGTACTCCCGCCGAAGATGCCGTTGTCGAAGTTGTACCCGGTCTGGGCGTCGAACCCGAAGACCGGGCCCGTGGGCGTGCCGGTATTCACGAACAGGGGGAGGCCCAGAATGATCGACCAGACACTCAGGCCGAAGTCGTTTGCCGTCGCCAGGTCGAAGACGTTCGTGTACCAGTCTTCCCAGAACTGCGTCTGGTTGGCGTATACCAGGCGGCTTCTGATTCAGCAACCCCTGAAGATTCGTGGCTGTTGTGTATTGCCAGATAATCGCCCGCAGCAGGTCGACCGAGAAATCGAACTGCTGGATCGCTCCGGTATCCTCGTCATTTGTGAACGACATATCCCCTACGCAATGATCACGCTGACGTATGACGCCTGGGTCTGGGCGATTTCGTTGACCCCGATCGCGATGACGCTGGTGGTGTAACTGACCGGGCTGGTGAGGCTAATCTCGACCTGGCTGATGTAATACCCGGGAACTCGCTCATGATCGCGCCCGCAATCTCGAACGGCGACACGCTCGCCCCGACGACGAACCGGCCAGTCCGTTAATATTCCTGCCGCGTAGTCGAGGATCGCCTGATGATGTTCGCCTCGTTGCCGTTGGTGGTCGTGACCTTGACCAGAATGCCAACCTGCGTCGGGCGGTCGAACAGGACGGTATACGACTGGCCGCTGGCCGGCTCGACGACGCTTACCGAGGTGCCCCCGTTCCACGCGCACCCGGAGCTTTTGTTCTCCAGCAGGGCGGCCGCGACCGCGGTGTCCGTCCCACCCTCGATACAAGCGTAGATCGAGTGCCCGACCATCGAGATGCCGTTGATCGTCTGGGTGCTCGCGGACACGTTCTCCTGGAAGGTCAGGCTCGTCACTCCTTGCACGTTGTACAGGGCCGACGTGATGGCCTCGGCCAGCGAAACCCCTTGAAAGGCGAGGGTGTTTTGCCGCAGCGCCCGCGCGGCCTGGTCGGACTGGGTGACGGTCCCGAGTGTCGTGGCGGAGGCAGGCGTCCCGGAGGGGTTGTTGGTCACCGTCTCCCAGCCGAGGACGGCGGAGACGATGGTCGTGAGTGCCGACCCCGCGCAGGGAATCGGGCCGGTCGCGACGGATTGGAAGTTGACGGTCGCCGTGCCGCTCACCAGGGTGACGGTCGAGACGGACTGGAATTGGTCGCCCGCGGAAGTGGCCGCCAGCGACCCGGCGGGAATCACAGTTCCGGACACCCCGGTTAACGAGACGTTGGTGACGACCGTTGGTGTCGCGACGGTCCGCTGCATGCCCGTGAGCGCCATGAGGGCGTCGAGAAACACGCCCCCGGCGACGTTCGGGTTGATTTGATTGGCCACCGCCGCGTTGTTGTTGACGACCTCGGTCCGGGCCAGGGTTTCGGCGGTGATCAGAACGCCCTGGGGGGTATCGGGGGTGACAACGAGGTCCGCCCCGAACACGGCTTGGTACTCGGACTGGACATCGGTCAGGAGGCCGGACGTGTCGGGTAAAATAACGCCCGTCGGCTCGACGTACTCGTAATCAGCCATTGACGACCGTGCTCCCGTAAATCGTTTGAATCTCCGCCGTGAAGCGCAGCACGTTGTCCAGCGCGGTCAAGTTGACCGACTGCACCGCCGTGACCCCCTCGACGGCGAGCAGGGTGTTTTGCAAGTACGACTGCCACAGAGCGTAGTCGGGGACACCGACCCACACCGTCTGGAAGTTGGGCAGGCCGACCCCGGTCTGGAGGACGCACTCGCCGAGTTGGGTGCGGCAGGCGGTGACGCAGGCTCCCGCGATCGCCTGAATCCCGGAGAGGACGGCGAGGTTGCCATCGGCCCCGAGGTAAATGTCGCCGCTCAGATTCGTACCGAATGTTTGGACCATGTCAGCTCCAGGCGCTGCCGTTGTAGGTGGAAAGCCCCAGTTCAGTCGTGTCGTAGACTGTCATGCCGATCTTGGGTGACGGGATGGCCAGTTTCTGGGCCGTCGTCATCCGCGGGGGTAGGAACGCTTGCGTCGTGCTTTGCAGGTCGAGAATCGCATTTGCGTCCGGCGTGCCGTTGATGCCCACACCTTGCGGGGCCAGGATTTTGATCAGGTCGCTCCACAGTGCCACCTTGACCGTCCCGGCGAAGTTCTGGAGGACGGCGTTGGCCGCGTCCTCGGTTGCGATCGTGACGCCGTTCAGGAGGGTGTCGGGGAAGAACATGGCGTCGGCGAAGTCGTGCAGCCGGGCGGTGTTCGGCGATGAGGCAGCGGTCGTCTGCTTGAATAGTGAAATGTCGCGGTCGTTGGCCTTGATCCACCCGGTATCCCCGGTCATCACGGGGAAACTGAGGACGAACCCGCCGCCGCCGTACTGGAAGACCGGCACGGACGCCACCTGCGCCCGTTGGACGACCTGGTTGGCCGTGGTCACGACCGCGATCAGCGGTTGGACCTGGGCGCGTTCGTCGTTCGGTCGTAGGCGATGACCCGGGCCGGGAGCATGTCGGCGGTGTTCTGCAAGGCTTTGGTCAGGACCAGTTTCAACAGCCCAGTCAGCGTGTCGTTGTCGGCCGGGTTTCGCGACGGCGGGGCGTAATCCGTCATCCGGCCGAGCCCTGGAAGACGGCGAGGTTGGAGCAGAGCAGGGTGAACCAGAACGGCTGGTCGCGGCTGGCAATCTCGTAGTCCATCTTCATCACCTTGAACGTGCCGTTAGCCGCGGGGTTGGTAATACTCTGGATCGTCACCTGGCCCCCGATCTGAATCGCGCTGGTCAGCATCACCCGGACGGTCACACCCTGGTCGGAAACTTGCGGGATGCCGACCATGCCGGTGCCTTCAGAGATCAGGTAACCGGTGTTCTTCCGCGAGGTCCCGGCGTTGGTGACCCAGAGGGTCTGGTTGTCGGCCCCGGCCTGAATCCCCCAGTCTGGTTGAGTTTCACGAGGTTGGCCTGGAGGGAGCCGGTGAAGTTGTAGTTGTCGATCTGCCGGTCGGTCGCCTCGAAGTCGAGGAACAGGCCGTTGGCCAGGGCGATCTGCTGGGCGATTTCCGACAGGAGGGGACGGCCGGCTGTTGAATGCCCATCACGATGCCGGTGTTGAAGTTGTTGGTCAGGGACCGGAGGGTGATCCCGATGTCCGGGGCTGGGTGACCTCGCAGGAGATGACGTTGCCGGTGTAGAGCAGGAACGTCCCGGTCGACTCGCGGCCCGCCTTCAGGTTCAGGATGACGGGTTTTCGCGGTCCCGCCGAAGGATTGTTGGCGGGCGGGTTGATGAGGGGGGAGCCAAGGTCAGGATCGTGTTCCGCAGCTCGGCGGTGAGGTTGTAAATCCGGCACTCGCAGGTGTTCATGTTGGCGTTGCCGAACTTGATGCCAGAGGCCAAGATCGCGAACCCTTGGGAGTCGGCGGAGAACGTGTAGGTCTGGCCCGGCAGGACGATGTCGACCTCAACCAGCCGCGAATCGAACGCGCTGGTCACATGTACCCCTGGGGCGCGAAGCGCAAGGGGAGCGCGGCAATCGGGTTGAAGTCGGCGGCCGTGATCGGCGGGGCGGGTGGCGTCCGGAAGACGGCCAGTTCCGCGGCGCTGACGTAGACGAGCGACTGGGTCACCCCGAACTGGGTGTAGTAGGGCAACTGGTTGTTCGACGAGAGGAAGAGGAAGTTGCCGCTCTCCTCGTACTGCGAGGGGATGATCAGCGCTCCGGCAACGGCCCGGGCACTATCGAGCAGGTCCGTGTTATTGAGCGTCAGGCTGACGACGGTGGTGTCCTCGACGGTCTTGAGCGTGACGGCCCACGTGTTGTTGTCGAGGATGACTGTCAGGGTCTGGTTCGGGACGGCCTGGAGGGGGACCTGCATCATAAGAATTTCCCCAACTTGACGTAACTCAGGGCGGCCCCGACCGCGTTCGACGCTTGCGTCCCCAGAGCGGCGGCTTGCTGTAAGCCCCCCGCGAGGGTATTGCTGTTCAGCGGGTCGGCGGGCTGGAAGTTGACCAGTTGGCCCCCGCCCGGGACGACGTATAGAACCTGCTTGAGCCGCAGGTTAATGGTGATCACGTCGTACATGTCCGCCTCTTCCTCGTGCGGCATGTCGGCAACGATCATATCGGAGTAGATGCCGACGCGGGTCTTGACCGAGAGGGCGGTGGCGTTCACGAACGCCTGGCGGATCTGGTTGTAGGTGGCGGCGTAATATTGCGAACTGATGATCAGCGGGAGGTCGATCTCGACCGGGTTGATGATGTGGTGGTCGGCGATCATGGACCCGGTTTCGACCGGGTGCTCCATGACCTTCGAGGTCTCGCGGACGGTCGCCTTCATGGGCCGGGCGTTCGCGAACAGTTGCCCGAACGCGGGGGCGTTCGACGTGCCCAGGATGGAGTTCAGGATCGTGCTGTTGACGGCTGCGGTCGGGTTGTTCGTGTCCGCCCCGTTGGCGTAGATGCCGACCACGTCGACCTGCTGCCCGAACGAGCTGAGCAGCCCGAGACCGAAGTTGATGTCGGACAGGAGGGTCATTACGCGGAGACTCCGTCGTCGAAATTGCTCATGGCCATGCGGATCTGGTTTTTCAACTCGACGCCCACCTCGCGGGCGATCCCGGCGCTGTCGCTGGCCTGGGTCTGAATGGTGATGTTGTCGATTTTCACGTTGGTGTTCCGGCCCGGAGTGGACGCGCCGAGCGAGGGAATGGACGGAACCGCTCCGTAGCTGTTAGCGATCGCGGCTCGTTTCGCTGCCTCGCTGGCAAGTCCACCTGCGGTGAGGGAGGGAACCTCGAACCGGTTGCTGATGGCTGCCGCGGATTGTCCGGCGTTGTCCGGGAGGGCGTTCGGCCCGAGGCCCATGTTGCCCGCTTCCCAGGCGGCCGCCCGGAGCTGGTCTTGTAAGCTGGCGGTCGCCACGTCGATGCCGAGGGCGGCCTTGATCTTCGCCCGGCGCCGCCGACCACTGATAAATCCGAAATGGTGCCGTTGCTGGCGGAAGGATTGAAGCTGCTCTCGGCCTGGGCGTTCGCCGCCCACCCCGCAGCAGCGCCGGGGCTATACCCTGCGACTGCCAGAAGGACAGGACTTGATCTCGGGACGAACCCCGATGACGGGGGCGGGAGATGCCGACCCGCCGCCTTGAACGAATTGGCGATTTTCGCCCCCAGCGCTTCCGGATCGCCGAAGCTTCGTAAAAACTCGCCGCGACTAGCGCGGGAAATGCGAGACCGACACCGCCCGCTCCGGCCAGACCTTCGGACGCGGCGGGAACGGCCCCGCCCCCAGCAATCGACCGAACAGGCCGCGCGACAGCCATTTCCCCAATTTCAAGCCGCCGAGCGCTCCCAACAGTCCCGCCGCTTCCGTCCGACCGGGGTGCCCTTCAAACGTTTCCGCCAGCCGGGTCAGGGCGGCATTCAACCGTTTGATGACGCCCGCCAGGTCCGTGTCGACCTCGGTCGCCAGCTTGCCGAATGCGATGTTTCGCTCGGAGGCCGACTTCTCGTTCGCAAGCGCGGCCTGGAAGTCCTTGTCCGACCCGGCGAAGGCGAAGCCCTCGTCGAGCTTCTTGCGGAACTCGCCATCCGGCAAGGTGACCAGGGGCGCGAGGCCCGCGCCGCCCGGGACTTGCAAGAGCTTGGTCAGGAAGGACGGATCGTTCTGGACGTTGGTGTGGATGTTCTCGATGGCCCGCTTGAGGTCGAACGGGAGCCGCTTGCCCGCCAGATCGGTGCCCTCGGCCGCCACGAAGTTGTACAGGGACTGGGCGTCGCCGCCCGAGAGTTGAAGGGCTTGCCCGAACGCCTTGATGTCCCGCGGACTTTGACTGAACGTCTTGCCCAGAATCGTCAGTGACGAGTTTAGCTTGTTGGCGTCGATGAGGGCGGTCTTCAGCGCACCGAACGTGGCGTAGGCGGTGACCGCCCCGACGGCGTTCTCGATCATCCCGGCGAACGAATCCCCGAGTTTGTCGGTCTCTTGCCGCTGCTGCTTGGTGGCGTCGAGGAGTTCCTTGCGCTGCTTCTTGAGGACTTCGTACTGCTTGTTTTCGTCCTCGGTCCGCTTCTTCCCCTTCTTGCCCATCTCGTCGAGCTGCTTGTCGAGCTTGGCGATGTCGGCCCCGGCTTCCTTCGGGATGTCGGTCTTAAAGACGAGAAGGAAGGTATCGAGAATGGTCATTTCCGTTCCTTCCGGGCGTGTTCCGCGGCCAGCCAGTCGTTATGCGCGGAGACGGCGATGACCTCCCACAGGAGCCAAGCGTCCTCAATGGTGTACACCGTTCTCAGTTCGTGGAGGGTGGCGAGTTTGGCGTCGATGACGGCGGCGAGGAGGGGGTCAAGATTTCTTGGATCTTCGCGAGGGACGTCCGCATGATGTCGGCGAAGAAATCGGAGATCGTCCCGTTCCGAAAAAAACTGTTGTTGTACTGCACCTCCGCGAGGAGGAGTTTGGCCAAGCACTCCCAGTCGCCGACGTGGTTGTCGATCAGGGCCTGGGTGGTCAAGGGAACGGACTTGCCGTTGATCTCGACGGCCACGTACTTCAGGATTTTGCGCTGAAGATCCTCCACCACCGGCCACTCGCTGAGTTTGGGGATGGCCGCCATGGCAAGGCTGGTCGGGTAGCGGGCCATGATTTCCAGGCCCTCAAAGGCCGGCATTTTGGACAGGATGAAAGGCCGCTCGCGGCCGTCGCCGTCGGTCAGGGAGATGGATTTCGGATCGCGGAGGTCCATGCTACACCGTGCCCGTGACGGCCTGAAAGACAAATCCGTAAGTCTTCGTTTTCAGACGCCCACTGCTCGCGAGGGAATTACCAAACGGGGCATCGGTCAGGAACCCGTTCGAGAAGGTGATGACGCTCCCGTCGGGGTAAAGGATGGTGATGGTTATCACGTCCTGCGCGTTGGCCTGCCCCTGGGTCGCATTGTTGGCGGCGGCGAGGGTGGCCAGGTTGATGTCGTCGAGTGATCCCGGGATGACGCTGATGGTGACCGGCTTGCCGATCGCCCGGCTCCACTTGATGAGATCCCCGTTCACGCCCATCGCGGTGTCTGCGACTTTCACGCTCGCCATGTCGAACGGGTCGGAATCGTCGGCCAGTTGGGTGATCGCGATGCCGACCGGGAAGGTACTCGACGCGACGAGGCTGATCGCCGAGCCGAAGCCAGTAATATCGTTTGCCATGTGTTAAACTCCGTTAAATTAAGATGTCGCTGCCTTGGATCAAACGAATGTCATCATCTTTGCTGTATATCAATGTGTAGACCGCCTTGTATTCGGTGACCCCGTTGACCACGTAGGATTCGATGACGACGTTCACCCAGTACCCGATGTTCTGGACCTGCTTCCAGGCGGTCGCACTCCCGGTGACCTGGGCGATGTAAAGCTGCTGGTCGACCGAGAGCGTTTTGCCGACCGAGATCGTCCCGTTGAACAGGGCCTGGTTGATGATGCTCTGCAAGGTGGAGAGGATCTGCACTTGGCCGGCGGCGTTCGCCGGAACCTGGGACAACGCGAGGAGCAGGTTCATCAACGCGGCGCCGAGGGCGTCCTTGAACCAGATCTCGTCGGCGTACACGTTCTGGTCGGACGGGTTGACGGGCAGGCCCAGCATGACCCCGCGCTGGTAGAAGGAGAGCAACTGTCCGGCGGTTTGGGTCTGGCCGTAGTAATTGACCAGGAGGGCGTCGTAGGTTTGCTGGAACGCAGAGGTCGTGACCGAGGGGTCAGGGCGAATTGCTGGAACATGTAGTTCTGGACGCTGTTCCGCTGGGTGTAGTCGGTCGCGGCCAGGATCATCATCGGGGCCATTTCGGGGAATTCTGCGGTGGCAACGGGGGCGGGGGATTGAAGCGTGAGGGAGACGCCGCCGATGTCGGCCAGAGCCGCAGACCATGACGAGGCGTTGGCGGGGGTGACGTTGACCGAGTAGATGAACTGGATGTTCGGGGTAAGGCTGTTGTTCCAGGTCGCGGCCGCAACGGTGTTGGCTTCGGACAGGGCCAGTGCGAAGGTGGTGGTGAACGAACCGAAGTTGTTGCTGACGCCGATCAATGCGTTCAGATTCGCGGAGACCGTCTGCGCCGTCGTGCCGTTCGAGAGGATCGCTCCGGTCAGCCAACCGAGCGGCCCGGCGAGGTCGTTACTCACGGCCGCCGTCACGGCGATCGTGTCCGCCCCGGTCGCCCCGCCGGTGAGCGTGAAGCGGCTGTTGGTCGAGTCGTAGGCGACGGTCGCGCCCGTCCACGCGGCCCCGCCCGCGCTGTACGCCTGGATGGCCGTCTGGATGTCGGTGGCGACCGCCGCGAGGCTCCCGGCCGAGCCGAGGTTGATGCCGGTCAGGGTGTGGGTGAAGCCGCCCATCGTCAGGGTGAGTTCGCCGGACGTGATCGCAGTGAAGGTCGCGAGTGCGTACGTCCCGCTGGCGCCGTAGATCAGATCGGCGGTCGCCACGTCATCGTTCCAGAACCAGAAGCTGATCTGCTGGGGGGCGGTGATGTTCTTGCTCACCCACCCGAAGTAGAACTCGGCGCGGGCGTATTCTTCCGACCCGGTGCCGAAATACGTGCCCACATCCGCCGCCGAAGTGAAGCTCTTGACTACTCCGCTCGGGACGAGCGCGTTGCCCGTGATGATCAATGCCCCGAGGTTGCGGGTGGAGACGTTCGAGGCCGCGCCGATGCCGGATGTGATCGAGACGTAATTTGAAATTGGTATAGGCATCTGATTCTCCTATGTTTTTTCCTGATGCTGGTCCGTGATTACACGGTTGCGATTTGAATCTCGGTGGTCTGTAGGATCGGCGCCGTCGTAACAATGACTTGTTTATGGCATAAGGTTACGTCGAATGAGGGACTCGCCTCGAACCGGTCGCGGTCGTCTGAGAAGTACGGGTTTCGCACGTCGGTGATTCGCTCGACACCGACCCCTTGGGCTTCCAAGGCCGCGACGGTCGCGCTGCTTTGCAAGATGTAAGCGATCGCATTGAGTATGTCGGACGCGGTGTACTGAGTCGGGGTACTCGGATTCTGGGTGGCCAGGGCACTGAACTGGAGGGTCGTCTCGTACTGCTGGGTTTCGGTGTGGACCATCTGACTGTTGACCGCGTCCCAGATGTCGGTCACGCCGCGGAACCCGTACCGCTTGTCGCCGACCTTGTAGAGGTAGACGGTCGGCACGGTGTTCACCCCTTGCTGCGTCGGTTGGAAGGCCTGCGCGAGGGGGGTTCCAGCAATCCCGGCAGCCGCTTCCTGGGCGATGATGGTGCTGATAACCAGAGATATCAGTTGGTTATCTAACATTTGACATTCTTACCCAGTTTGTTATGCTTAACGGGCTTTAACGGATGGAGGACTTATGGATGCCGACACGTCACTGACCACCGATCTCACATTGCTCGCGAGCGATCCGAAGCTGTGGCTGATTCTGACCTTCTATTTCCTGCCGACTCTGTTGGCCGCGTGGAACAAGAGCGCCACTCTGCCCCTCTGCTTTTGGGTCAATCTTCTGGCCGGGTGGACACTCATCGGATGGATCGCTGCCGCTCTTCTCTCGCTCGCTCCGAGCAAAAATGACATGGCATACCGCAACCGGGTGAGGCAAGCGAAAGACGACTTCTACCTTCGCGAGGCGGAGAAGTCCCTCAGCACGCCGCCGGCTCCGTAATCAGAACGCAGAGAACGGCGTCCCAGCCGTCGATGGCGTCCCACGCGGTCTTTGAGAGGCACTGGTAGGTCGCGCCGTTGAACGCGATCTGATCACCCGACACGTCCCGGGCCACGTCGATGACGTTTCGCTGCAAGTAGACATTCACGTAGCTCCGCTGGAACTCCAGGCCGTACCGCTCGTAGAGGTCGCGGGGGACCGGTTGGACGCTCCCGTAGAAAGTAACCGGCGGGGCATAAGTGGTGACGTATTGCCCGACGTCGTTCGGGGTGCGGGATTGGTAGGCGTAATACTGAAAACACTGCTTTCCGAGGACGCGAAGGGCCATTGAGAGGATATTTGAACCTGGAATCATTTCGCTTCGGTCGTATGCGTCAGGGTTGTAATTAAGTTTTTGGTGTCCACAAGTGGCTTATCCGGTGTCCCGCTGGCTAGCTGGTAGCCGGGTTGGCGAACACGCGCGGCGGCTTCGCCGACGGTCGCGCCGCTGATTTTCAGAGCCGGGTTCTTGTACTTCATCGCGCGGAGTTCCAAGGTGATGGGTGAGAGCGGCGGGGATGTGATCTGGTTAATCGTTTCTTTCACGTCCTCCTGGGCTCGTTCCCCGAGGCCGTCCATCACTGCGAACGCTGTGAGTGAACCTTTCAGGACAGCTTTCGCACCCTGAGCGGCGTACTGTTTCCAGTTGTTTTCTTCCGCAGCGATCGTCGGCCGGAAGAACGGGCGGGGTGGGATCGGACCGTGACCGAATTCCTGAACGGATGCCACAAGGGCGACAGGCGTTCCGTCCTCGTAGGTTGCTGAGGGGAACCATCCGACTTTCGTTTCGATTCCCGAGAGTTCTTTCAGTTTCGCGGCCAGCGTCTCGAACGCCTTGGGGTTGCCGCGCTTGACTTCCATTACCAGCCGTTCCCGAACCGGAACCCGGCTTGCCCCGGAACACTCGTCGTGACGTAGAAGCCGCCCGCCGAAACCACCTGCAACAGCGCGAGAAGCTGCTGCCCGTAAGGGCTCGATTGCAACCAATACTGCCACGCGTTCGGGGCCGGAGGCGGCTCCAGAGTGACACTGATCTTGTCGATCGTCGCGCCGGTCATCACGCCGGGAGTGTTTCCCGTAGCGATTTGCCCGTTTAGGAAGAGGAGGTGGGCCGTCATCTGATTGAGGGCCAAGGTCTGCTGGGCCACGGTCATGCCGCCGGTGTAGCAGCCGCCCTTACGGTTGCTGACGTACGCGGTGGCCGTGTCCCAAAACGCCTGGACCATCGTGGCCGGGTAGAGGACCGTGTTGGCGTAAGGAGAGAAGAGAGCCCGGAAGGCCGGATCGTTGTAGTTGATGCAGCCCACCCGATCCTCCGTTACGCCGCTTTAGCCTTCTTGTTCACCACGGGCTTCAGCGTCTCTTTCTTGGCATCGTCCTTGAAATCCTGGGGGACGATCGGGCAGGCGTCGGTCTTGCGGTCATGAGTCACCATGTCCGCGGCCGCCACTTCGGGGTCGGTCTTGTGCTTCTGCACGGCGATGTACCCGTTCGCCATGTGCTGCTTGAAGGCGAAGTCGTCCTTCAGCCACTCCATGTCCGCGTCTTCCACGGCGGTGTGGACGCCGAGCGGGGTCTGGAAGTGCTTTTTATTCACCCCCGCCCCGCCCTTGATCAGCACCGACCGCTCGGCCACGTTAACCCCGTTGGGGCCGTGCTGGCTGTAGCGGACGTACTCGTTGTTGTTGGCCATCGTTGAATAGATGTGATGCATACGCGATCCTTCGGTTTGTGAGAATTAAATGCCGCTATACCGAACGCAGGCCCACGGACGTTTCACCATCACGCCGGCGGTGGCGTTCGAGTAGTCCTCCTCGTAGCCCTTCGTGAGCTGCTGCACGCCGAGCACCTGGAACTTGGCCGGGACGAGTTGGGCGAACGTCTTGCCGTCGTCCGAGGACAGGTCCCTCACCGCGTCGGCGTAGATGTAGAACACGTTCGCGCCGCCGTTCGCACCGTTCAGTTGCGGGGCCGACACGACCCGGCACTTCGGGTACGTCTGGCGGAGCCACTCGCGGACCGACAGGCCGAAGTCGGTGGTCACGGACAGGTACTGGTAGTCCGCCGTCGCCAGTGCCAGGGTCGTCGGCACGTCTTCCGGGTTAATGGTGTCCTGGGACTGGGTCTGGAGTTGGGCGAAGGCGGTGATCAGGTCGGCGGTGATCTCCTGGAAGTTCTTGGTCGACCACAGGGTCGAACTACCCGTCCCGGACGCGGCCACGGTCTTGTAGGCGGGCAGGTTCGGGTCGTTCAGGAACCCGTAGGTGTAGTTATTCCCGGAGTTGTACCCGTAGAAACCCACCATGTTCCGCTGCTGCTCCAGGATCAGACCGCACGACTCGCGCTTGCGACCGGCGGTGTCCACCATGATCCGGGCCGAGCGTTTGGCTTCGAGGTAATCGACCCGCATTCCGAGCTCGAACCGGACCACCGTGCGGGGCACCCAGTTCTCGTTCCAGCTGGCCAGCGGGACGTTGGTCTCGTCGCCGTACGGCACCGCGGTCCCGGTGTTTTCGATGACGCCCTGGACGACCTCTTCGTCCTCCCAGTTGCCGGCGGTGTTGATGCCGATCAACTCGTCGATCTTGCGGGCGGCGGTCATAACGTACACGAAGCCGGGCAGGAACTGCTGGAGGAACTGGAGTTGGACGGGGATCGACGCGGTCGTCACGCCGGTCTGGATCGAGTCCGCCGCGAACCGGTCGGCCAGGCCGCCGGACATGATCTCGTCGAACCCGCCGAGGCCGATGCGGTGCAGGTCGTCGTAGTCCTCGACGTTCTTGAACACGAGGGGTCGGACGCTGTGGCCATCCAACGCGGAGTGAGTAATGGTTTCCATGGAGAGTCTCCTTATGTGTTGGATGTGATTTAGTTGGTCAGCTTGATGACCGCGAGGCCGCCGGTGGTGTTGGTCGTGAACCGGTCGACCACGCAGTTCGGCACGAACAGGTTGGCCGGGCCGGTCATGGCCTCGGGGCTGCCCGAACTGGCGACCGTCTGGCCGCTGGTGTTGAGCGTGTAGGTGCCGGTCCCGCCGGTGCCACTGCCGAACGCGGTGATGACCGTGTTGGGTGCCACGCCGGTGCCGAACACCTGCTGGCCGATGAGCACTTCACCGGAAGTCAGCGTGGCGATGTGGAGGGTGTCCACGCCAGTCGAAGTGGTGATGTAGGCGGCGGACGCGGCGAACGCCGGGGCCGGTTGGTTGGCCGCGGTCATGGCGGTGGCCGAGCCCACGGTCTGGCTGACGCTGATCGTGTACGTGCCGGTGTAGCCCGTACCCGTCCCCAGCGCGGTGATCCGGGTGCCCGGGGTGACGCCGGTGCCGGAGATCAACTGGCCGACGGCGAGTTGGCCGGCGGTCACGGCGGACACCGTGAGGGTGGTCGTGCTGATCGTGCCGGTGAAGCTCGTGGTCGGCGTGATGCTGTTCAGGTTGCCGGTGAGCGGGTCGTAGGTCACCAGGTCGCCGACGTTCGCGGGCCCGGGCAAGCTCACCCACCAGTAGCCCATCGTGGCGAGGAAACCGACCGAGTAGTCGGGAAGTACGAGGGTCGGGTTCAGTGGGCCGTTGGTCGTGCCGTAGGAGGCGTAGTCCTTGGGGTTGACCAGGATGCCGCCGAACACGCCCGATCCGCCGACGGTGGCGGTGCCGGCGACGGCGCTGTTGCCGGACGGTTCGGGGTTGCCGCCGCTGGAGACGGTAAACGCATTGCCGACGAGGTTCGGCGTGCCGCTCGAAAAGAGGTTGTACGGGGCGACGCGGTTGGGGCCTTCGAAGGCCAGTTCGCCGACGACGCCGGCGGCCGACCAGATGTTAACGGTAGATTGGAACGATGCAACCATGATGGGTTCTCCTTGGGGGTTTGGACCGTTAGGCGGTCGGGTTCAGGTAGGCGTCGAGTTCGCCGGACCGCTTGGGCTTGGCGTCGAGCGCGAAGCCGACGGTCGACGGCTTCTTGGCCGCGAAGAAGGCGTTGAGGGCCGTCTCCTCGTGACCGGTCGGGCAGGTGAGGCCCAGCTTGTCGATGCCGTACTTGGTCACCTCGTCCAACGTCTTGTCGGCGTGGTCGAAGGTGCCGATGTGCTGGGAGAGCTGAGAGGCGAGGGCGTCGCGGCGGGAGATCTCATTGAGGAGGGCCTTATGGGCGCTCTTCTTGAACGAGTTCAACTCGGTGGTGACGGACTTAAGGTCGGCGCTGACGCGCTTCAATTCGGCCGCGTCCATGCCTTCCTTCTCGTCCTCTTTTTCTTCGTCCTCGTCCTTGGCCTTTTTGTCTTCGGCCTTCTTCTTCATCTCTTCCTCGGCGTCTTTGGCCTCTTTCTCCTTTTCCGACTCGTCTTCGGCCTTTTTCTTCTCGGACTCCTCGGCGTCTTTCGCGGCGTTATCCTCGGCCTTCTTTTTCATTTCCATTTCTTCGGCGTCCTTGGCCATGCGACCGGCGATCCAGTCCTCGGCTTTTTTCAGGCGGTCTTCGAGTTCTTCCTTCTTGGTTTCGTCGGCCATAATCGTCTCCTTTGAGTTGTCGAGCGCCAGATCGAAATGATCGAGCGTTATGTGGTGATCTAACACGGCCACGTCGCACCGCGCCGCATCGACGAGCGCGAGGTGGTTGCCCCGCAGGTTTCTTTGGACGTAGTCGTACATTTGTCCGTCAAAGATACCGGACGCCTTCTCGTACACGCACCGGTAGCCCAGGCTGAGGGCGGTCTTACCGCTCTCGATGGCGCGTTTCAATCGCTCGCTGAAGATTTTGATCTTCGCGTAGAGGACGCCGTCTTCGAAGACAACTTCCTCCCCGATCGTGCCCTCCTGTCCTTTTTCCTCGGCGGGTGTCAGCCCTTGCTCCTTGGGGCCGAGCATTTTGTGGTCGTCGATGATGGGCAGGAGTTTAAAGCTTTCGATCGTCTCGGGCGTGAACTCCTCGGCCGGGCGGTACACGTTGTAGATCTTGTCCGGCTCGGGCGCCCCGATGCTGCGGCCCAGGTACTGAAACACCCCGGACCGGGAGATCGGATTCTTTTCGATGGTGAGGAAGCCGTTGAGGTCTTCCTTGCGGGCACTTTCCGCACGATCGACCGTTTGCCGGTTGGCCGTGTACGCCTTGAGCGTCCGAGCCACGCCGGGATGAAGTGGTTGGGGCAAGGAAGCCAAGTCGGCCCACACGAAGCCGGTGTGCTCGTCGTTCAGGACGGGGTCGGTCTTGTCGAGACGGGCCAAGAAAGTCGTGAATTCGACCGCGCCGTTGTCGGTGTGGTCGATTTGTTCCAGAGAATCCGCTTTAAAGCCGGTCTCTTCGCGTGCTTCGCGAATCGCGGCCTGTTCCGGCGTCTCATCCCCTTCGAGCTTTCCTCCGGGGAATGCCCACGTTTCTGCGGAATCACCCTTGGCACGCTTCATCAAGAGAACGGTGTTGCCGTCCACGAACATGACGCCGGCGGCTTTGATCGCGGCGTCGCTGGCATGCTCGTCCGCCTTGACGAACTCCTGGCCGACCTCTTGTGATACACCGCCATAGCCTCCGGGCGTGTGTGCCGCCGCCTCCATGAGTCGGTGTTGAGCCTCTGAAACGCTGGGCATCTAATCCTCGTTAAATTGCAAAATTGGCTGGGCCCTGCACGCACATCCTGGCAACTCACCGGGTTTCACGTTTTTCTTCACGGCGGAATCGTAAAGCCCCTCGGAAATGTTGAACGGTTTGCCGTCCATATCGATGTGCGTCTTGCGCGGATGTCTTGAGCCTGAAGTATGACGCCAGATCGCGGAGGTGATACCGACACGCTTCATTCGCTCGAAACTCAGCGCCGTCATTGCCTTTTTTGTTTGATCCTGGGCGATAAACCGGGCCCGCCGCAGAGTAATCCCCTTGTGCTTTTGCAGGTACGGCACCAGGTCTTGCATCCCGTTGCCGGTGGTGATCGACCGCATCACAGCACCCTGGACGCCACTCAGATACTGGGCCGGGATGGACTTGATGAGCCCGACGTTCTCCGCCACGGTGGCGGTCAGGATGTCGTTCAGCGGACCCGAGTTGATCGTTTTCGTCGGGAGCGTAAGTTCGTCGCTCAGGTGCCGAATGCTCGATTTCACAGCGATGTCGCTGGACTTGTTCGATTCCCGGGCGAACTCTTCGGCCATCGGCCGGGAGAGGGAGGCGAACAGGTCGGTGTACTTCTTGATGAGGGCGTTCGTCAGGATGCGGGCCTGACTCGATATGCTCGCGTCCTGGGCGAAGTATTCCTCGGCATGCTCGGTCTTGAAGAGCTTCTTCAGTTCTAGTTCCGTCTCGGCAATCATCCTTGCGATGAGGACGTGCAGGGCGTTGTAGTAACGCTGCTCGATTGCGGCGGACGGGGTCAGAGGTTTGCCCTTAACGATGCCCTTCTGCGAACGATTCGACCAGGGCTGCTTGCGAATCGTCTGCATTATGCGGCCTTGGCCAACGGAGCCTTTTCTTTGATGTTGTTCCAAGAGTTGTTCAGTTTGTTGCCGTCGGCGTGAACGATCTCGTGAGCCGGCCATTCCCCCGTCATGATGAGCCATGCAAGCTGATCGGCGGGATAGACGGTGCCGTCGATTTCGGCCTGGAGATAGCCATCTTCATGCGTGCCAGAACGGGGCGACACGTCCCCAAGCCACGTTTGCCAAACAAACGGCTCTTTTAACTCATAGGACTTGTAATAAAGCAGCGATCTGACTCGTTCTGCGGTGGGTTTCATCTTGGCTTCTCCTTCTATTCGGCCGTTTCATTCTCGCCCGGATTCACTTCCGATTCCGACAACTGAGCCGCGAGTGCCGCCTGAAATTCCCGATCGCCCGGTCCATTTGGCACCACCGGGTCCATCCCGTTTAAGCCCGAGTCTGGATCGGCAATCAGCCGCTGGCGAATGTCTGTGCCGTCGATGGCGCCGGCCTCTGAGAGGTGGGCGTCGGTTTGGGCCTTCTTCAGGTTCACCTCGGCCTGCTCGTCCGCAGTTAAGGCATCGACCGGTTTCCAGACCGCTTCCGTATTAAATGCGGCGATCTTGAACTTCGGGGCGACGTGCGAACGGATCAGGAGCAAATGGTGACGGTTCACCAGTGGTGAGAGGTCGTGCTGCTGGATGCTTTCCAGTTCCTCGTGGTAGCTCGATTCCTCAAATTCGCCGGTCGCGTTGAAGCCCTTGGGACTCGTTCCCAGAAGTTTGGTCGCCGGGACGGACGCGGCGGCCGCCACGAGCTGGTATTGCGTCATGATGGCGGCATCGAGGTCGGCCAGCGCCGTGTCGTACTGCTGGACCTCGTCCGCCTCGCCGATGATCTTCACCCCGAAGTTGTTCATCAACTCCGTCCACAACGTCATCCTGGCGTTGAACGCCTCCGGGTTGGCGACCGCCTGGGTGATGTCGCATTTGAGAACGGTCAGCCGCTTGGTCATGGCCAGCATGGGAGCCTCGTTGGCTGTCCGCTCGGCCGCGTACACCCGCTCCGCGATCTTTTGCGGGACCGGGATGCCTCCGTACAAATAAGCAGGCTTCAAGATGTCCGGCAGGTTGTCGTTGCGGAAGATGACCAGGTGAGTGCGGTGGACCCGCTTTCCGTTCACCCGCCACCACGTCGGTTCGTAGAAATCGGCGGCCGCGGGGTTGCCCGCCGCTTCCCCGCCGAGTTCGGGGGTGATCCAGTACGGGTCGATTTGCGAGATCCCTTTGTAGCTCCCCGGTTTCACCCCGTCCGGGTTGAATGGTTTCGTGTAATAGTCCGGATCGTTGGAGTCGACCAGGAAGAGCGCGATGCGAATGCCGAACACGCGCCCCAGATCGACCATCTCGACGCAGTTGCGGAGGACCTCGAACTTTTTGTCCTGCTCGCGGATGTAGTCGAGTACCTCAGCTTCAACCTCGGTGCCGTCGTTGACGCTGATCTCGTACCCGTTGCGGACCGCGTCCTTGGCCGGCATCGCGCAGGCTTTCTTGACCAACCAGTTCTGGCTGATCAGGGCGGCGGCTTGGTACCCGATGAACCCCTGCCCGCAGTACCAGGCGAACTGTGTATCGGGAATGAACCCACCGAGTCCGACACCGTTCTTGAGCCGGGCGGTGTCGCCGCTGTCCATCGCGAGAGACTGACCGTTCTCGTCGACCGGCTTCAGATCTTCGATCGTCCGCTGAAACGTGAGGGCCATTTGGTCCTGCATCCGCCGGAATCGCTGAACGGTATTGTCACGAGCCGGAAACGTGCCCTCGGTGGAAAAGAAACTGTTACGTGGGAGTACGGACGGAACCGAAGGTGCTTTCGACTTCCAAGGCCACATGAAGATCCTACGTTACGTCAAAGAATGATTTCGGCTTCGCCGCCAGCATGTCGGCGATGGCGTCGCACATCGGGTCGATCTGGTCGTCATGGGCGTGGCTGTCGTCGGCCGTGAACGCCTCGCATTCGACCAGGAAGTCGCTCACGAAAGCCGCCTCTTCGGGGAGGACTACGAACCCGGCTTCGATGAACCCGACGGCGTCCATGACCCGGGTGAGTTTGTCTTTGTTGCGCTCCATCCCGCGCACGGGAATCCGCTCGGTGCGTTTGATCTCCTGAATCAGCCCGGTGCCGCTCGATTTGTCTTCCACCACCAGTTCCCGCAGGACTCCAAGGCCGGTGACGGCGTGGTGTTTGTTCCAGAAGTCGATCGCCTGGCGCTTCAATTCCGGGGCTTCCCACTTTCCCCGCAGGAGGTCGAGCAGGTGGATTTTCTTGTCCTCGCCGTACCCCCAGCACTCGAACACCGTGTAGTCGTTACGTTCTGCCGTCTTCTGGGCCGTGTCGCCGTAAATCTTCCGAAAGAGGATCTTCGGCGGGTTCGCTCGGGGGAACCAAAGTCCCTTGATGATGTTGCCGCCGATGGCCGTGGGTGCCTGCTGGTACTAGCTGGAGAACACGTGCCGACTTACTCGTTTGCCGTCAGGATCGGTGCCGTTTCCGGCTTCCAGCGCGAGGAGATCTCCCAAGGGCTCCTTGTACGGCCAGTACGAGAATCGTCCCTTGTCGTCGCGCTCGTCGCTGATCACGAGGGAGCGGAGTCGTTCGGGTAGTGTCGCGACGTAAGCGTCGTCGATGACCGCTGGAATGATCAAGAATTCCCATTTGCCGGGCAGGTTGCCGCCCTTAATGAACCCCGTGGGGTCGTTCTCGCCGACCCGCTGCATGATCAGGACCACCGGGGTGGCCGGATTCGCTTTCCGCGACTTGACGGTACTGAGTAGTTTTCGGTTCGCGGCCTTGATCGCGGCCGGGCTGTAGGCATCGTCGGCCTTGATAATATCGTCCAGGATGATCGCGCCCTGGAATCCGGGGGCCATATGACCTGCACGGAAGCCGGTGATCTGCCCGCCAAGGGAGACGGCATACACGCCGCCGGCCTTCTTTCCGTCGACCAGGACGTTCCACCGCTTCTTGGCCTTGGCGTCGTCGGCCACCTTCAGGGGCCACAGCGCCTGGTACTCGTCGCTCTGAACGATGTCCCGGGCCGTCTGCGAGTTGAGCAGGGCGAGATCGTCGCCCGAGGTGATGTGCAGGAAGCGAGCATTCGGGTTCAGCGAGAGGCCGCGGGCGATAAAGCTGATGACCGCGTTCTCGGTCTTACTGCTTCCGGGCGCGACGTTAATGACCAGATTCTCGCACTGCCCGTCAATCACTCGTTGGATGGCGTCGGCGATCAGGAAGTGGTGCCAGTTAAGCCGGAACTTAATTCCCTGTCGCTGCTTGAAGAAATACCGGGTGAAGAACAGGTGATCCAGTTCGCACTCAGCCTTGATGACCGCCTGGCGGAGTTCGTCGGGAGTGGCTCTCGGCTCAGAACTCGTCACGAACTTGCTGAATGATGTCCTTCACGGCCTCGGCGGTGACGGCGATCACGGCCGATGGGAGGGGCGTCCCGTTCGGACCGGAGATCTCGGTCTTGTCGGTGAACATTCCCAGGTGGCGGGCAAGGGAATCGAGGGCGCCCTTCTTGTCCGTAAGTTTGATTTTGTGCAGGCGGGTCGAGAGGTCTGCGTGTGCCCGTTTCAGAGCCCCGCCGTGCGGCTGGGATTCGTATTCGTCAGATGCCTCGCCGAACACCCGTTTGACTTCCACCTCCAAGCCGGAAATGGCCGCTGCGGTGTCGTCGTCCATCTCGTGGATCGGTTTCAGATTCCCGTCCGAATCGAATGCTTTGCGGATGTCGAGGAATGCGAGTTTGGCGTACTCGGCGACGACACGATCGATGGTGACTTCGTGACGCTTCAGGTGAAGCCGTTGTAAATCTTCGATTCTTAGGGCGACTTTAGGGTTTTGAAGCAATCGACAGGCCTCGACCCCGATCGCCTCGGGGCTCATGTTTTCGGCGTCATATGCCTGGCGGTACGCTTCGCTCGCGTTCCCGAGTTCGATGTACTTCTGGCAGAATTTTTCTTGTTTGGGCGTGGGGTGGTCGGAGGTCATAAACGAGCTTGCTCTGAATTCTTTTTGTACGTCTTGTAGGCTGGGGTTCTCTTAACGAACCGCATTACGGCCTTAAAGCAGATTTGACACATCGTGAGCCGGCGGAAGTCGAGCGGATCGTCGGGATACGCGAGAGGAAACCGTTTCGTGTGCTTGAGTGTTTTGCAGGCCGAGCATTCTCTGGAATTGACTCTGCTGCTGGTCATTCACAAGCCCGATGTCATGATTCGCCCATTATGGATAATATTATCGCATTATTTCGCGCATTCGTGCAACGGGTTTTTTATTATTTTCAAATCGACGCCTACGCCGCCCTTATTTCACCTTGCCGCATTCGATCGCATGCGTCAGCCCGTGTACCCCAAACCGGAACCGCTCACGGCAGGTGTTCGGCGCTAATCCCACGCGGCCCGCGATGCTCCGCCAAGACCGGTTTTCCGCGCGATACCAAATGATCCTGGAGTATTCCGCATCCTCGCCGTACTGCGATAGCCACGCCATCCAACGGATCACCTGGTCCATCTGGGTGAGTTGCCGCGCCGTGGGAACGATCTTCGGCTGGACGGGGTCGGTGTACCCGTAAGCGTCCATGAAATTCAGAACCACCTCGGGCCAGTTGCAGAAGCGGGATTTCACGCCGACGCGGGGAAGCTTTTTGAGAGTGCGGGTGGCCCGTTCGATCTGGTCCATGACTTCGACGGCATCAAGCATTCAAATCGATTCCCCCGCGTTTGCCGAAGTGTAGCGCGGCACAAGCGGAAGCGCAAGCGGTAGTGTTGCTTACAATTCGACCCACATTCTGAGGTATTTGACCCGTTGCTCGTCGAAGAACTCCTTGCCTGCGAAGTGGCTCTCCCCATGCTGGTGTTGGAGGAGATGTTCCGCTTGAGTCATTGGCACGCACGCATACTCGCCCTTGAATCCAGTTCCAGATTCCCCCGCCCGGCGGATATGGGCAGCAACGCACCGGCCTTCCCCGGAATCCAAGAACTCGCTGAACCGACCGGAAATGCAAGACGGTTTCTTCTGGACCCATTCCCGGAACTGCTTGTCGGTGCCCTTTGCGCGGGCACGGTCGAGGAGGGCCGACAGTTCCGCGCCCTGGCTCACGCCGCAACCTCAACCGAAACACCATGTTCACGGGCAAACTGCTCGACATCCTCCGTAGACGCCCCGGATTCTCGCATGGCCGTGATCGTGGCCCGGACTTTCTCTTCGGTCGTCCGCAAGGGTGGCTCGATTCCCTTTACGATCCGAGCTTCGTGGAGGAGTTTGGCCAATCGCTTGCACTCCTTGCGAAAGTCAATCAGTTCGATGCGGAGACGCCGATTTTCCTGCTGCACCTCTTCGGCCTGCCGTGCGTCGTGTGGCCCCTCGAACTCTTCCCGCTGTTGGGCTTCGTACTCCCGTAGGTATTGCCAGTCCTCCGGTGAGCGGTCCTCGCCGGCTTTCTTCTGAATCGCGATGTAAACCGCCTGCGACAACGGCGGTTTGCCATTCCGCTTGATGAGCCCGACAATGTCGGCCGGCGTCGGGAATTCTTGGGATCGTTCCAGCCAAACCTCAAACGCCCGCGTGACGGCGTTCGCGGGGAATTTGCCCAGGATCGAGTGGAACGTCTGGTTAATGATCTCGATGTTTTCCGGCTGGCGACCGTAGAGTTTTTGGATGACGAAACAGCCGGCAATCAGGCCGTCAAGTCGATCCTGAGCTTCCCTGTTCTCGCGCAGCGCGGGCACGGGCAGTGCCTTCACGGAGGATATCAACTGTTGATGGCTTTCCGGTTGGGTGTTTGGCATTCTGGTCTCCTTTCAGTGGGTAAACGTCTTTCCATCCGTTACGGATGGACTGCTCGATCACGGCAGTCGGATCGTGTCCCTGCTGGCGAAGGAGGTCGAGTCGGCGGATCATCAGTTCTTCGGCTTTCGGAGTGAGTGGATCTTTCTTGCTGACTCGCATCTCCTGGAATGCCGCCCAGAGGAGCGGATCGAACCAGGCGGGCGCCTGCGGACCCAACGCCTCTTTTGTTGTATTCATTTCATTAGTTTCTTTATCATTATATATAGGTGCGTCGCCGGTGCGTCGTTTGCGCGTCTTCGGTTTGGCCTTCAGTGCGTCGGCAGTGTTTTCGGGCGATTGATATTCGTCGTAGTTACATATGGTTATGATGGTGCCCCGGTGCGTCGCCAGTGTAGCTATCATTGCGTCGTCAGATAGGGCGTTAATGAGTCGCCTCACTCGGACCTCGGAGCAGCAAAATTGTACGGCCAAGTCCCGCATCGACACGACGATCTGCCCGCGTTTCAGTTCCACCCGCGTCCCATTGGCGTACGCACGCAAGTCTTGCCACGCCGCGTTCTGGTATAAATAGTTCCAGATTGCGGCATCCAGCAGGTCGCGGAAGATGACATGACTCCATGCCCTGCGGTATGCGATTACGTACCCGTTGTCCGTCACGCCACCGCCCCGCTAGTGGTAGAGTGAGCAATAAAATCGGCGATCTCCCGGGGAAGCCGCCTCTTCTCAAAATAGCATTGATGGACGCGGCTTGTGATATTGCTGGTTTTGCGCTCGACGCGAGTGAAATGAACTCGCCGGGTGATTTCGGTCCGTATTTTCTGCCCGCGCGGAGCGCGTAGCAATGCCGAATAAGCCGTCATATCGCCCCCGAGGCGGTGTAGGCCGAGCGGTAGAGGCCACCCGGCCTACACCATAAAACTAAACGATTTGGGGAGTAACCTTCATAACCAGCGTCCTCTACAAAGCTGTCCCGCCACCTTGATGAAAAATTGATGCCGTGTCCAGCACTTTCGCATTGCTCCATTATTTTTAGCTTTTAATAAAATAGCAACCAATTACTTACTTTGCGTTAACCTCCCTACTGTATGTTCACTCTTACCGGGCAATCCCGCCCGGGTGTAGAGGAGCCTGTATGAAAAATATTATGCTGACCTGGAGTCTGACGAGCTTGTTCTTCGTGACCATCATCCTGGCCGAGTTCGCGACGGGTGACGCGATGCACGTCAAGTTGGTGCATGCCGCCAACGCCGCTGACATCTTTGCGGGGCGATAGTGGGAGGGGCCGGGCGCGAGTCCGGCCTACCATTCCTTTGCCAGAATGTCCTTTTTGCGGGCTTCCAGGTCTTCGATGCTTCGGAAGAGAACGTACACCCCACCCGGCGTTCGACCTCTTGCTGGCGCTCGATCTGTTCCGGGCTTTGGCTCCCATCCTGACTTTTCGCCTCGGCTTCTACCCAGCGTCCATGAGGACTAATGGCCAGGAGGTCAGCGCTTCCGGGCTTCCCGAACCGGATGAAGCGGCCCTCGTGGGCGTGGAAGACATATTTCCCCTTCACGTACGGGAAAAGCCATCCGGCCGCGACATTGTTCCGGATGACATTGCAGCCGTGATACTCCAGCCAGGCGTGTCCCGCCTCCCGAACGGGGTTTTCCGTGGTGTTGTTTTTCGTTTTGCGGGCACGTTTCGGGAGTTGGAGGCCGGGAAGGATGCGTTGCAGATCCTTCTCGGAAATCCTCACGGGAGCCACCCGGGTTTTTTACCCACCGGCGGCATATTCTTCGCCCTCCGGATGCGGTTTGTCTCCAGCATCAAGTCGTCGAGACCAATGGGGTACCCGTCGAGCAGAAAACCCATCCGGTCATCGATTCGCAAGCGGAATCCGAACGCGATCGACCATGCGTTGCGAAGGCTGTCGGGATCAACCTCCTTGCGGACGGCAGGTGGACCTTCCTGGCAGCCGCCGCGGTGGGCCGGCTCGTGCCGCTTCTTTTGCGATCCTTCGGGGCTGACCTTCTTCCGCTTGCGGAGGTGAACGACGATGGGAGTGGATTTCGGCGGTTTTCTCATTCCGTCTGCCCGCGCGTGGTAATGGCAAATAACTCGGCCCGGATCTTTGCCAATTGCTCGTCCAGGTACTCCTGAAGGGCAACCGCCACCCCCCGATCACCGGGGCTCAAATGGGTGAACCGGCTGGCCTCGTGCTTCGGGTGGCCGAGGATGTGGGCGCACTCGTGTGCCCGAACGAGCAGATCAGTCTTTTTTCCTCTGAGGTCCAATTTTGTCACCCTTCCGGCGTCGCGCCTTTCGTTCTTGGTTCCAGATCTCGACCGCGCCCCGGTCGAAATACCGCGCGCCGTCCACTTTCACTGCTTCCGGCCCCTGAGCGGAGTCCAGAAGGCGGTAGAAGAGGGTGCGCGAAATGCCGCACAGACGGGCCGCGTTCTTGAGGTTAACCAGTTGATCTGTATTGTTCATTGCATTTATGTGTGTACAGCGTGTAAATATTGCTTGCGCGAGTCTTTTGCCAGGCGTATGGTGAACCGAATGGAACGCACTGTCAACAGCTTAATGAGGTTCGGTATGCGGCATGCCTTTATCTGCCTGGCCAAGTGGTATCTCTTTGCCATAGTTACTTTCCTCGGGATGGAAGAGTTTTTCCTGACCGCAATCCATCGGGGGTGGCTATGAGTACCTTCGACCGAATCCTCATGCATGGCTGGATGTCCTCTCTGTTCATGATGGCCCTGATCGGGATGGCCGTCAGCGCGTTTCCTCCGACTGAATTCGGGCAACCGGTTCACCTCTACCGCTTAGTTCGGGGCATCCCGGCTGCGCGAACGGCAAGTGGAACTGCGTGAGCCGCGTTGACCAAGGCAAGCGGACTGTGTTCATGTCGCACGTCGAGGCTCGCCCGTGACCCGCACATTTCTGCTACCGCTCGCCCACGAAGCCCTGCTCGGAACCTATTGGCCCGTCGACGGGCTCGGGATGTTCCTATGCGTTCCGGGCGAACGGCGGCAGTTTCACGGAGTCGAGTGGCAATTCCCGCCGCGGTGGGAGTTGGAAGAAACCCATGAAACAGGGAGGTAAGTCATGCGACCAACTAACTGGGACCGAGCCAAGCTGGACCGGGCAATCGTGGTCCTTCTTCACCGCCTGGTGGGGATGGACGTTAGCAAGCGCTGCCGCATCTCTGCAGCGAATCGCCAACGCCTACGGGCCGATTCCGACGCCATCCAGCACTTGCTCGAATTCGCGGAATACGCAGTGCAACAATTCGACATTGGAGGAAGTGATGTTACCAATCAAGTTGTGGTGGAATTGCCGACCAAGCGACGGCCTCACCTGGATCACGCGGACTGGGTCGCCTTCGATTCCGTCCTGCGGAACCTGGCGACGTTGGGCACGTTGCCCACTTCGACGCTCACGGAAGGCCTGTATTCGTTCAGCGGGATGACCAGGGCCCACTTACCGCCGAGCAGGTTCTTGATCAGATCGAAGTCTCTACCACGATCCTGCGAGTCAAGCTGAACAACGACCGGGCATCGAAAAGCGAGCTTTAGAAAGAGAGGTGTTATGCAACAAGGTGAGAACGATATCCGTGCGAAGATCCGACGTCTTCGTGAACTCCGGTACGCGGTTGAATCGGAAGATTTCGGCGACATGTCCGATGGGTTGACGGGCGCGGAGGATTTCCGGCCTCTGTGTCTCGAGCTCGCGGAGGAAGCGGTCGAACGGGAGATGCTGGCCGAGGCCATTGAGTCGCGGATCAAAGACCTTCAGGCGCGAAAGCAGCGCTTCCTCCACGGCGCCGAGATGCTGCGGACCCTCGTTTTACAGTGCATGGACACCCGTGGCGAGAAAGCGATTTCCTCCCCCGAACTGACGCTGGGCATTACGACCCGGTCGCCGGACGTGGTCGTCACCGACGAGGCCGCCGTGCCGTCCCGGTTCTTCACCCCCCAGCCTCCGAAGCTGGACAAGAAGGCCCTGAAGGACGCGGTCTTGACCGACGGGGAGGTGATCGACGGGGTCTCGCTCGGGAACGGGAAAATCAGCTTGACCATCCGGAGGAAATAATGACCGACATCGCCCACAGGAGTTACTCCGCGCCCCAGCTCTCGCTCATTCGCCGGACGGTCGCCAAGGACACTAACCAGGATGAATTCGACCTGTTCATCGAGATCTGCAAACAGCAGGGATTGGACCCGTTCAAAAAGCAGATCTTCGCCCAGGTCTACAACAAGGATAAGGCGGACAAGCGGCAGATCGTGATCGTGACCAGCATCGACGGCTACCGGGCGAAGGCCCAGCGGTGCGGGGATTACCGGCCGGCCGAGGAGGAAACCCGCTTCGAAGCCGATGCCGCGCTGAAGATCCGCAGGCAACCGATGGGGTCATTCGTGCGGTCGTGCGGTCTTCAAGTTCGGCCCGGACAAGGTGTGGTATCCCGTGTCGGCGAGGCCCGGTGGGATGAGTTCGCCCCGCTGGATGATGCCGAATTCGACTGGGTGGACACGGGCGAGACGTGGCCGGATACCGGGAAGCCGAAGAAGAAGAAAGTGGCCAAGAGCGCGAAGAAAACGCTGAAAGAAGGCAACTGGAAGAACATGCCGCACGTCATGCTCGGCAAGTGTGCGGAGGCGCAAGCGTTGGGAGGGGGTGGCCGGAAGCGCTCAGCGGCCTGTACGTCCAAGAGGAGATGGACAAGGTCCACCTGGACATGACCGCCACGGAGGCAGTCGAGGCGTACGAGCGGGACGAACGGCTCAAACGAACCGCCACGAAGGAGACGGTGCCGGCGATCTTCGAGATGACCGAGGGTCTCCAACTTGTGCCCCTGGGCCGGTTCGCCGATCGGGTCATGGAGTACGTACAGTCCCTCGACGACGTAACGTCTTTCGACTTCTGGAAGGGTCAGAACGTCCGGGCGCTCCAGCAATATTGGGCCGTGGCCTCGTCGGATGCGTTGCAGTTGAAGAAAGACCTGGAGCAACATCGGGCGAAGCTGGTCGAGAGCCCGCTCGGGTCGGCCGCATGAGCTTTGTTTTGTCCGTACTGCGGGAGCGGGGCCAAGCTCGTCCTGGGTCGGGCGATCTATGCCGACCGGTGGCCGAACCTATCCGACAAAGCGTTCTGGCCTGTGAACGCTACCCGACCTGCGACGCCTATGTGGGGTGCCATCCGGGGACCGAGACACCCCTGGGACGGTTGGCGAACAAAGAGCTTCGGGCTGGAAGCTCAAAGCTCACAATAGCTTCGATCCCCTCTGGAAAGCGAAGCTAGCGAAGCGACAGCGGGAGCAGGGTCCAGACCCGAAACCGGGCGCGAGGCACCGGCTATCAGTGGCTGGCTGGTCAACTCGGCATCCCGGTCGAGCAGTGTCACATCGGACTGTTTG